CCAAACAGGACTTACAGGATTTGCTAAGGATTTCTCCGAGGGACGTGAACGCGCCGAGCGATCAATGACTCAAGAAGGCCGTCAGGCCGATAGAGCACGCTTCCTGAAGCCCGTCACGGACGCAGCCCAAGGAATGATAGACAGAAGTAATCCCCCTCGCGGCATGGAAGAAGTAGATGTAAATAAATCTCCCGGTTTATATAGCGGTCCCGGTCTGACGGCCCCTCAAGGAATCGGTGGCGCTCGCGGTATGGACCACTTTGGTCTTGGTGGAATGGGAACTCCCGAAATGCCGGGAGGATTAGGCGTCCGAGGGATAGGAAAGGGCTCTCCGGGGGCTGGACCGGCCTTTCAACAGCATGGTGCTAGTGGTGGCCCTATCCGTGTTCAAACACGCCCGAAAGCGACGACAGGCGCGGGAGGAACGTCGGGGGGTGGTGGACGATATAGCGTGGCACAAGCAGCGGCTCTTATTCGTCAAGCTGGTGGAACCGAGGAAGAGGCTAGAGTATTAGGTGCTCTTGTCGGACAGGAAAGCGAGGGTAATCCAAGAAATGCAAATTTGAAAGGCGAACATTCGATTGGTCTTTGGCAAATAAATCAAAACGCACATAAAGGTAAATTTGGTACTGACGAAGAACTTATGAATCCCGAAACAAACGCTAAGGCTGCGTTGGCGTTGTACCGTAAACGAGGCAACGCGGAAGATTGGCATAATACTATCAATACTCCTAGATATAAGAAAGATTTAGCTGAAGCTGGAAAAGGGGCACATGACCCTGATAAGTATGCTTATCAAGCACCAAATAAAGAAGAAAAAGGAGGAGAACCGCGTCAACCCGGCCCCGGAGCCCCACAAAACTTCAAGGAAATTGCTGGTACATTCAATGCGGCGGCGAAACACCCTGAATGGGGATTACAACCCGGTGCTGTTCACACTACGGAGGTTACTGGACCGAAAGGTCAAAAATGGCAAGTGGCTGATCGAGCCGCTGCTGGATTCCAAGGTTTTGTTGATGAAATGGCGAAAAAACATCCAGACTATCCTCTAACTTCGGCTGGTGGGTATAACAATAGACTTAAGAGAGGAGGAAGTACGCCAAGTATGCACGCTTTCGGGACAGCAATTGATATAAATGCTGGAAAGAATCCCTTTCACGGCAAATCAAATGATTTTCCGCCCGATACCGAGGAAATCGCCGCCAGACATGGAATATCATGGGGCAAGCATTTTGGCGATCCGATGCACTTTGAATATACAGGAATAACACCGAAGTTCGATACTACTCAAGTGGCTCAACAAAAACCAACGCCTAAACAGCAAGTAGCTCAAGAAAAACCAACAACAACTACTCCACATTCTATACCTAGTTATAAACCCGTGGCCGAGGAGCCCAAGGTAGCACAAACACCACAAGTCGAAGGCCCTAAACAGGCTCAGGCAACACCATTCATTTCGCCGCCAATTACTTCTTATCAAGTTCCCCATAAAGACCCTCATGGAACTGGTAATAGAATAGAATTTGCTTCTTCGTCTCCTCCACTTAAACCCGATTCTCCAGAACAAACAAGAAAATTTGACTTAGCCGCGTCTGAAATGGTTAATAAATGGCAACAAAACCATCAAGGAAGTACTGGACGGTCAAATCTACAAGGAACAACAGGAGTGGCTGGAAGTCCAAGTATATATGAAAGAGGAATGGGAACAACTCCGGGTGCGTTTTCTACCGAGGGAAATCCTCATTTACATAGAGCCGCTGGTTCAGAATATAGGCATGGAAGTACGGATATGCGTGCCAATCCAAATTTAGAAATTCCGGCGATTTATCCAAGGAGAGGGCCGGCTGAAGGAAGTGTTGATTTTCATCCCGTTCCTCTCATGGCTCGTGGAACGTCTCCCGGCCAGCAAGCCCATGCTCTAACGCCGTCCACACGTCGCGATCCTGAAATGTCTCGGTCCATCCCCACGCATAATCAACCCTTGCATGAAATGTCGGCGGGACGGGCCGCCGCACACGAGAAAGCCGCGAGACATAAACCCACGCCAGCCGCACATGCGGGAACTGGAACGAATCATGCTCCAGAAGCATCGGGTGGGAAACATTCGACCATGCCGTACGGGGATGCCGGCCATTTCGATTCTGGACTTAGAGATAGGTTCTTGGCACAGTACTTGGACGGCCATGGCTAATTTTCCTGAATGTCCTTCATCTTCCGAAGATGGTTGACTATCTTCTGAACGTGAATATCCCTTTCGTAAGGGACCATATTGTTTTGTTCTTCAAGAGAATAACTATGGTAGAATTTCAGTGACCACTCATTTTCGTAAAAAGACTTTAGATCAGTATGGGCGGTCACAGCGTAAAAAAGTCGCTTAGAGTCCTTAATGTGTAGACTCTTTCCGTTCCCAAAGAATTTTTATACTTTATCTCATAATATAGTGCCGGGGCATTCTCATAAAATTCCTTTATCTTCCCATATGATTGATAATCTAGTGAGGATATCCACTTAGACAGTTCTTCTTTGGTTTCATTTTTCGTTTCGAATACGGTGTCACCTTGGTATATCTTATCCATACATCGAAGAACCGTATCGAATATAGGGTCTTTACTTTCCGAGAAAGCCTTGTCGCCATAAAGAGAAGCCGGTGGATAGTTTAGATGAACAGCAAGATTTTCTGAAAGAGTTACATTACCGTCTTTTCGTTTAGAGTCATCTACTTCCACTGTATTTAAATCAATATCAAATGGATATCGTTTTTCATCTTCAGGATCATAGACCGTTATCTTGGCTATATTAAGAACCGAGGCGGCGTGAAGCTTTAGGAATACGTACTCACAATCCGTTATACTTAGTTTTTCAACGTCAATGGTTACGTCCTGACAGCAATTTGCTATGACTTGTTTTATAGCGTTAAGTATATCTCTTTGATCGCCGGACTCCTTGGCTAGTAAAAGAATTTTCTCGTCTCTAACCAAGAACCGAGTGAATTTTATTTTTGCTTTTGTGGAGGGTATAGTTATATCAATGGTTGGCACATTAATCTTCGGTAACATAATTTTCTCCTTTATGACAGATTAATTACTATTCCATTTGTCAAGGTAGTACTTGAAGTGGCCGAAACTCCACTTGTCGTCGCCGAAGCCGAGTTAAACCAATCAACAAACGAGAATGAGATGGGAAGACGCATGATGTTGTTGCTTCCCCAGTTTAGTTGTGGATCACCTATGAACTTAGGATAGGCGTTACGTAAAACAAGGGCCATGCTTTGAGTTGCGTCTGGTTGATAAAGAGTAATTGTTATATCAACACAATAATCCGACATATAGTTCAACTCGTAGGGGTTTTGGGAACCGGTTGCTGTTCCTCCAAGTCCCGTGCCTGTTCCGGCGAAGCCGGTAGGGGTGCCAATACCCTGACTTACGTTAAAATTAAGTATAAAATTCAACCAACTTGTCATGTAGGTCCAGATTTGTCCTTGACCATCAGCTAGAAGCCTTACATCGCAAGTAGAGAATATAGGCATGAATGGTTTTTGCTCGACCGGACCATATCCATACCGATTCACGCCCGAGGTAGCTAGTTGCATTCCCGGAAGGTTACTCGCCTCACACATTAGACTAAGAAGTCCGTTAGTAGTGGAAAGAGTAGTTGTTCCCGCCGCTGTTCCAGCCGCCGTTAGACCGGAGGCAAGCGGGATTGTAATCGAAAAAAGATTATCATGCTGCCCTCCTCCTACGCTTGAAAATGTTTCCTTGAATTGAAGAATATCAAACAATTTCTTCTGCCTTTTTACAAATCCATCCTTTATGATGTTTACGTTCACCTAGTGCTACTTTACCCATAAGAGTATCGTGTAAATTATTTTCTTGACAAAATTTTGATAAATTAGTAATAATTCTCTCATTACCATGAGTATCAATAATCAAATAACTTTTGGTGTGTGCGTTACCTATTTTTCTTTTTGTTTCTTCTGAAAGATGTTTTCCTAACCTTCCATTAGGACGCCCTTTGTGTCCTCTGCTAATTTTTTCTTTAGATTGTTCTGAGTGTTTCATTCCTATATGAGAATTACCCATATTACGCTTAGATTGTTCTGAGTGTTTTCTTCCAGCATTAGCTTTTGAAATCTTTAGTTTTATTTCTTCGTTTATTACAATATTATTACGACAATTTTCTTCCGTCAGGTTTGCCCATTCCTTAGATTCTACGATGTTATTGTTCTTAGAAAATTTTATAGCGAATTTTTCTCCATCGTTTACATTATCAAACACGCCGACAATTTCAGTTTTCACGTTATAACCATTCTTCTTGATATGAAGACGCCAACGTCTTCCTGATCCTTTATACTTGTAAGGATCGTCTCTAGTAGTAAATCCGAAATACTTCAATCCCGTTATCCTATGTGTCTTTATGTATAAATAAATCATAGCTGAACCTCCTTGGCTGGTTTAGAGTAGGTGGGACGGCCATCCGCGACCTACACTTCTATTTACTTATTTATCTCGCCTTACGAGCCTTCTGACTCATCGGACGTTTAAGCGTTCCTTCGACGATCATGGAAGATTGCATCCAAACCTCAGTGTCCGCTTCTTTCTGGAACCGAGCCATGGGTAATAATAGCGTGAAATCCCAGTGTTGTGGGTTGATTGAAACGAATGGTGTTTCAAGATGACTGAGTAAGTACATCTTTATACAAGGTTTAAAGTAAGAAAACTGTGACGCGGCCTTCAGGATGCCATAGTTAATTTTGAGTTTGGTTGTTTCATCCATCTTCGTATTCGTCATGGTAGTATAGAGTTGGTCCATCAGCTTGGCTCGCATGATAGGGTTTAAGTAGTGTAAGTTTATTCCCAAAATACTTGGCTCTTTCGCCTTGCTAGGGTTTGTCTCGATCACGAATATGAGGGGAAACTTATCCCAATATGGGAGTTTGTCTTTTAACTTCGCATCATATGCGAAGAAATACATCTTGCCTATGCTATTCTCGTTTAGTTTAACTACTCTTTCAAACGCTCCCGCCGAATCGATCATCTTTTGTGGGTTGGCATAAGGAACAGCGGTGGCAACCTTTCGCGTCACGGCCCGCAACATTTCACGGAACCACTGTTTTGCCTCTTGTTCCTTGAGGCGAAGATTGACTCCCCATAGTTTCTTAGCACCTTTATTCAACAATTGAAATATGTATGCAGGCATTTACTTCTTTCCTAGTATATGATCATCTGTTAAAATCTCAAACCGCCAACCACGACGTTCGGCGTATTCGCGTGCCGCCGCCCATTTAGCTTGGTTTACTCCCCATGTCATGGTCTCGTTTATCAATGCTTGAGTAACTTTCTTGGTTTTTCTATACGGGGGTCGGCATTGTGTCGCGGGTTTGACCTCCACCATGATAGTCTCTACTTGCTTGTTCTCGTTTTTTACTGTGATAACAAAGTCAACATAGTACTTATGAATCTTTCCATCCACGGGCGAGCGATAGGGTATCCATCTTTCCTCGCTAGCCCATTTAATAATATTAGGGTCACTATCGAAATGTCTCATGGTTTTCCACTCAAGACTCGAACGATATACTATGCCGGTTGGATCGCCGGCATATTTGTGCGGGAACCTTGGTTTGAAGAATCCTTTTTGATGTCCGTATGATTTCTTTTTCATTTCCTAGATAAATACCTATAATAGATCAACATCTATACTTATTTAGGAAAATTAATGCCAAATGGATTTACCGCCGTAAATACTATAACTAATGCCGCTCTTACCACGGTAACGCCAGTCAGGATAACTACAGTCCCGGCTCCGACGACTACTGGAGTCATTCCCGGAGCGACTGTTA